AATGCACTTAACTTATTGTTATATATGTCTTTTTCACTCATTTTACCTCCAAAATACAATAATTTGACTCTTTTTCCATGAACTCGTAATACCTCCGTAATACCTGGTATCCCTTATCCCATATAGAGAATTGAGAAAAGGTATTACGGTATTGGCAAAATCCCGGTATAAAAAAAATAAAAAAACTTTTTAGCATCCAGCGCACAATACAATACCAATCATAATATTTTCATTGACCTACTCTGTGCAGGCAAAAAGTCAATATATCCGCGCTTTTTTAGTGCATGGATGTATCTATGTATATTACTCTTAGATTTTAATCCAATCAATTGTTTAAGCTCTTCGTACGATGGTGGATAACCATTTGCATCGTTAAATGCTTGAATTTGTTGAAGAATCTTCTTCATTTTAGGGGTTAATCCTTTCTTATCACTCATAATACCTTGCCAATACCTATTTTTTCTTTGGTCTTTTAAATTTACGTCCTACAAAAAACACTATTACATTTTGTACAGTGTTTATTGTTACCATTATTAGCAGCCACGCTTCCCATAACTCCATTATCTTTTTTCTTCATGCCCTTTGGCATCTGGATGACTCCAGTAATCTTTTCGCACCTGGTTCAACATTTCATTCCAGCCCCAATCATCAATTGCTTCTTTTGTAATTGATGATTCCAGCGTCTTTTGTATTTCTTTTTCCTCCTCTGTTAATTCTATTCTATGTGGTCCTTTCTTTCTAACATATGTGTTAACTTTTGACCATGTAATTGTATATTTAGAAGCTTTGGGTCTAGTATATCCACGTTCTGGGTCTAATGATGGATATTCTGGCGTAGGATCTGTATCAAAATTATCTTTAATATACTCCATAACTTGTTCATCATTCTCAAATTGCTTTACAACCTTTTCTACTATTTTCTTTTCTAACCACAAATTAATTTCGTATGTCTGCATGTCCTACCTGTAAATATTCTATTTTTGTTACCCAACCTCTTGGTATTGCTATTGCACCACCTCCATGATTATCGTCTTTATCAATGCACCAGGAACGCATAATTACAACTTTTTCTTCGTTGTTCACAACCATCCACCCTGTTTCTTGACATTTGGCTAATGGTGCAGCCAATATATCTTTTATATCAATCCACCCTGTTTCTGTATCACGTGCGTCAAGCCATGTAATTGTAACGCGTGGTATACTGTTTATATCCACTAATTCAGATCCTTAGCGTTCCATTTACGTGAATAATTTTCATACTTATTTTGTATTTCATCAGCTTGTAGATCAATATCAGCCATTTTCTTTTGACGATCCTTGTATCCATCAACAAACTTATCAATAATTTCCATAAGCATTAATGTAGGAAATACAACACCATGCACTTTAACCGAACTAATTTTGGCAAGTGTAGCATCATACCCCAAATTATCTTCTTCACACTCCAGTAATATTTTATTTATTTCTTTTGCTGCGTTTACTAGCTCTTTCATTCTTTATTCTAATTCCTCTCCGGTCAGCTTCTTGTTCAATCATATGCATCATTTGTTGACCTGGGCCACGATGCATGTTCCTCCCTAATTCAACCAATGCGTCATAATAGGGAATCTTTATCGCGATACTCTTATACTTCGTCGTATCAACCATTACACATTAACACCTTTAACTGGGTTATCCATTGTAAAATGAACATTAAAAGCAAACGAACGACGTTCACCCTCTGATCTAAATGGATATACCTGATGCGTTAACCAGGAAGGAAATAAATAAAAATCTCCAACTTCAGGTTTAACTAAATAACTATGGTTAGCAAAATGGTTTGGCATTGATCCTAAAAACTCTAAGCACCCAGCTGTTGGGTGATGATCTTCTGCTTTATATTCTTCCTCAAATCCTGGTGGGATCTTTAAGAACGCAACACCAGATAAATTAGCATCATGAATATGCATCGGATTAAAATCACCTTTATACTGTGATACAATCCAAGATCTAAATGCAACCTTGCTACCAGGTGCTGGTTCCTGTTTAATTGTGTGTTTATAATATGCTTGTGACATCGTTGCTAAAAATTCTCTAATGTTAGAAATTTTGTTGACATCGATCATAACTTCTTTCTTAACATTGCCTGCTAAGTTATGTGACCAGTCATGGTCCTTACTTAATTTATCATCATGAAGTATTCTATCAGCTTCAGCATTTAATAAATCAACATATTGTTGTGGCATCTTAATTTTTAAGATACTTGGGCCAAATGGTTGATATATATCGTATTTTAGCTCTAAATTTTTAGTCTGTTCCGCCATAACTTTTTTCCATTTCCTCTCTTAATTTTTTATCTTCCTCTTCTTTAATTTCTTTTAATACCTCTTTAACGATATCTTTAATTAACTTTTTTAATTCACAAGTCTTGTTCATGATATTTTTATTATACTTTCTATCCACTCACGGATTATTGGTTTAGATGCATACATTGGACGTTTAACATCTTCACGTTGCCCACTACCATCTTTACTAACAAAGCGCAGTGTTCTGATCATTGCATCTTCTTCACTCTTAGCACGAATCATATATTGAAAAGTAAGTTCACGTTTAGTTGTGATTTGATAAGTATTTTTTTCTTCACCCTTTTCAACATGGAACGTATCCATCCCACCAATTCTTTTTTCAATTTTGCCTTCCTGGGGACGCTCAAATGTAACAGGAGGATTGACAGTTGGTTTAGTATAATCCTCACGTGTGGCCTCCTCCATTTTCTTTTGACCCATCTTAAATTTTTGCTCATGAACATACTGCTGCTTTCGAGGATATTTTTTTAGATCCTCAATGCGCTCTTTCTGTTTCTTCTCGAGCTCCAGTAATTTAGAATCAGGTTTTTTAACCATTATCTTTTATTGGTCTTTCTGCATCATTAACTGGATATTGCATACCTTCTG